GCTAACCACTACGAGACTGCGCTAACCAGGAACCCTGGAAGTCGTGATGAGATCTCTGGCATAACGGACGTTTCCGTTCCGCCCCCAGATCTTATTTCAGGCGACCGGCCGATCCACGATCAAGCGCCAACCGCTGTCACCCAACTCACCCATCAGGCTAGGCCTGTCGTAGAACGAATCTACCGACACAGGTCCGTACGCCTTTATCCGAGACTTACGTCGATCGGAAATGTCAGTGAGCGGGGCCGCTAAGGACGCGATCGGAATGACGGCGTTAGGCCCTCACCCTTTCTTCCCCCACCGTATAGTGTAGTTGCTTAACTATACATTCTGGCCTAGGGACCACTTCCCTAGAGATCCTTGAATACTTCTGAGCTATAACGTTTCAACTCAGCAAGGATCTCGTCCTCTCTTTTACTGACGTAATCTGCAGGCAGATAACGCAGTTCTTCCTCCTCTCTACGCGCGGTCACCTTCAAAGACCTCAGCTTCCCAAGATAGGAAAGCCGACTCCAGACCTTCACAGATCTGTACGCGTAGGTCCGACGAACGCAACCCACGGTGGGGTTGAATACGTCTCTCTTCCTACCTCCCTCCCGACCATGATCCCAAAGGTGAAGGAACATGGCGATTTTCTCGTCGGGATCTAGCTCTCTACGGACAGCTAGAAGCGATGTCGAAGCCTCTGTTGGGGGCCCCGGTAGACAGGTGAAGATCCTGTTCGACATCGATCGTTCTCGCTCATGAGCGGGATACGATCTAGGATTCAATCCTAGCTGGGAGGGTAAGAACCCCCACTTCTTTCCGATTCGTGAACGAACGAAAGCGTTCGTCCATTCAACCGAGCCACGGACGGCAGCTGCGCCGTGCAGCATCCCGTGGTAATCAGAAAGAAATCCACCTCTCCGCAAGTGCCGAATCTCACGCCACTTGCCCTTTGAGTTCCTCAGAAATGCCGTCGAATTGATTTCGGCTACTGTTTCTGAACGAATTGTCTTCAAATCGTTAAGCTTGTACCCGCTAGGGTATGAAGACGCTTCGAGGTAAACGTTACTCGAGACGAGTGTGTCGTCTCCGTTTACCAGAATTGTGCCTTCTCTCCCTGCCAGCGCCCAACGCGCCGCGAGATACGAATGAAGACACAACAAAGGAAAGGAGAGGTAGCTCCCCATCATCTGCCCATGCGATACTTCCCGCTCCTCACCGCCGCAATCAATAAGCGGACGGAGTGATTGGTGTGCCCGTAGACGCACCGCACCAGGAATATTACGGGACTTTCTGAGCAAAGTCCCCAGTATCGCCTCTGTCACTTCAAGTGACAGGTTGTCTGTGGCGCTCACCAGATCTACTGAGGTCTGGCAAGGGTAAACACAGGCAGATGAAATTACCTTCTCCGTCGGAGGTCCGACAAGTCTCCATGATTGCTTCATCAAGACCGATTCAATCGTCTTGTGAAGAGGCGCTAGTATTTCGACACTTTCATCATAGATTACTAGTGGTCTACTCTTCCCAGCGCTCATGACAGCCTTGTACCGGGCACGAACTGGCTCATCCACAAGAATGGACTTACCAGTAAGGCACTGCCGGCGGAAAGATCTCCCCTTCCCCGCAAAGTAATGATCAGCTCTCTTGCTGTTCATACGAGCGGATGCATTTGGACAATGACGCCAGACAAAATCGGCATAGTTCTTGTCCCAATTGTAAGGGAAGATCTTCGAAACTTCCTTCCTGACAAAGCGAAGGTAGTCAGAAGGTGAGGAGGGGGGTAAGGAGAAAGCGTTCGCCTCCCACGACGAACGCTCGGAATTTGCGCAAGAAAGGCAGCCTGCAGGCA